TAAATGTAATGAAGAAAGCTATGTATATATCACGAGTACCCATCCATGCGATAGAGAACACCAACAATTGACGACTAAAGGTATACTTTAAATACGATTCCATGGATTTACTCAAACCTATATTGACGTATTTGGATACTATATTTAAGGTTATTATCATTAATCCAGCGAATACTTTACTGTCATTAATACGTTGAATATTTGAATGTAAATAGTCAAACATACTCTTTACATCAGACTTTACCATCGTATTTATTTACAATATGGTTAGATTTTCCTTCGAGACCTTTGGTAATAATTTCGTTTCGGTTTTTAATTTCGATTCAACAATAGAGAACTTACATGTAGGAGAGCACGCGTTACAGTAATCATGTTGGAACTTTAATTCTGGATATACATGTTGAGTCAACTCGTCTCTTACATCCATATCTTTATGTTTTAGAACGCCGTTTTTACAATGTTCTCTTCTAAATTCATCTTGAACTGGACCGTTTTCGACAACTTTGTTGTTATCGGCTTCATAGTTTTCAAAGGTTTCTACGTTCTTTACACCACAACTGTCGCAAGATTTAGCCGGTTTGGTTTCATTGTATTCTAATTCTGCCTCTCCTTCATCATCTTCCTGTTCCTCGATTGTGTCGAAGGATTCAATGTTTAGCAGATTTTCTCTACAATCCATTTGATAGAATAAAATAACCAACGCACAAACAAACAAACCGAGAACTTTATCAATAGTCGTGTAGAATATAATTATAAATACTGCTAGTAACTTTCCTAAAATTGTATGACTCAATTCCACACAACCTCGGTACTGTGACAATAAAAAGAAAAGAGCAACCATAGGTATAAATTGAGCTATTGTATTTTGTGTAAGTTTCATTCTATACATTGTTCTCATATTTTCTTTATCATATAATTTGGTTCTGGATTATCAAATTAATATCTACTTATTTTTTAAATACAAATAAATATATAAATTATGTCTTTAGTAGCAACAGCATCAACATGGACGAACGAAGAATCAACTAATAAAAAGAGAATTCCTAGTATCCGTAAAACGGTGAAAATAAGACCACAAGACCATACTAACGAATTTAAGCATGAAAATAATACCCCCAGCTCATTAGAAAATTTCCAGAATTCCAGTGAGAACCGAACCTCACGAGTCACCGATTTGTTAGAGAAAATGACTTCTTCTGGAAATGAAGACGAAAATAACAAAATGGGCGAGTTTAAACCTTTGTCTCCCCCGGAGATGAATACAAATAGCGACTATAATGATGATACTGAATTAAAACAGTATATACCTCCTATGCCTCAATTTTCCGGTGGGGCGGCTTCGGCGAATATTTTAGGTGAAATGAAAAATTATGGGGCGAATGATACTCATTCACAGACACTCAGTAATTATAATAAAAGTTACGAACCATCTGCGGTTACCGTATCCGCAGCATCGTCACCCTATTATGCTAAGATGGGTATTGCGAATTCTTCTTCTGGGGAAACTCAATTAATGGAGAAAATAAATTATATGATTCATTTATTGGAAGGACAACAGCACGAAAAAACCGAGAATATTACAGAAGAGTTTCTACTCTACACGTTCTTAGGTGTATTTGTTATCTTTGTAGTAGATTCGTTTGCTAGGGCAGGCAAATACACTCGTTAAACCCCAATCTAAATATCAATACAAATGTTATATTGATATTTATTTTTTGATAGTTCTCACTTCTTGTAAATTATCTTTGTCAGAACGTATTAGAGGTGTAATGTCTTGGAAATACATACGAATTCTCTCATGTTTTTTATCTACATTCATATATTCAGTAACCATCTCGCGTAATTTTTGCATGTAATCTAGATGCTCGATGAAAAGTTCATTCAATACAAAACTTGTATGCATCTCTTGTAATGACATTTCTTCTTCGCGTTCAAATAGAATGAGTTCGGACATATGTATCTTGTAATTCATATCAATCTCGTTTACATCTTCCATAGTGAACTCCGGTGTTTCTACCTCGTCTACATTGTTCTCTATGTCACGCGTCATATTACAACGAAACAAATACATATCCATTCTACTATCTATACACATTTTGATGTTTACGTAATAATTAATGTTCTTTCTGGTAATAGAGGAGAACAAGGATAAATGAAATTATACAGGTAATAAGCGGTATTGTTATCAAAAATTGGTTTGTTATACAATTCCCATAGAGAAACGATGTGGTTACTGTGACCGATGTTCTCAATCATCAACATTTTATATTTGTTTTGTTTTTCTTTCATTATCTTACACATGCTATTTATAAACCCACTGTAATACACATGATTATCACTTATATTTTTTATACTAGTTGAGAACATTAACACATTTCCTTCGATATCTTCATATTCTGTGTAGGTATTCTTATAAAAATAAAAACCATATACATGCTCCTTGTGTCGTAGACAATATACATGTAGTATTCCTGACTTGATTTGTGATAAATAATATGAGGTATCTTGCATAATACAGATATCAAACATAGTAATGTCAGTATCATATGTATTATGTGTCATGTTATATAGGTAATCCGTTAAAATGTGAAGATTCGTAGCCTCTATTTTTATTAACTCGCAATCTGATGGCAATGCGATTGGATGTAACACCGGAATATAATAAGTCAGGGTATTGTATTCTACTACGGGTATAACCCCTTCAAACAAATCTATCTCTTTTTTTATTAAAGATAGGAGAACATCCGCATTATTCGTTCGTTGGTTATATTCATGGGTCTGTAACAGGACTCTATTTAGTTTTTTTACGTCTCGTTCTCGCTTTACACATAAATAATCTATAAAATATAATAGTTCTGACGTATAGACTTGTTCCGTCAACGTGGGACGATAAAATAGTTTGTAGGGTCTGGATGTAATACACCCAGTTGGGTCTGGATTTACAATTATTTGGGGTTCTTTACCTTCACTGGACTGAACTACTTTTTCATGGAATAGGGATAGGTAACAAGGTTCATTCGTTCCCGTTAATATCGTATCTACCTCCTTTTCGGTAATCGTATGTAAGATTTTTTCAGAAGGAATATAATAACATTGAAGTAGATTTACCAGACTTTGTTTCATATGTTGAGAACATTCGCTATAGGGAACCGTTTCGACCTGATGAAAATCACAATATTTCGTCTTTACTGGGCGATATTTATATATAATGTAAGGAACGCTGTAGAAATAGCGCCAATAATCGTAAGTATGAAATACCGGCTGGGTATTCCAGAACGGATACCGGATTTTTATATAAGCAAATAAAACCAAGAAAAAGAAAAACAAGGATGAAAAAATATATTGAATCATAAATCTAATATATTTTGGTAGATAAATTGTATTTTTTATCCGTATTAGTGGGGTCTTTCTAAAATGTATAAATATTGATTGTCATCACCCAACGTTTCCATATCTACTTTGGCGTGAAAGATAAATCCCATCTGACTTGCGGTATCTAAAATATCACGAATATCTTCCATATAGAGTGTCTCTTCATTATGACGAACATGGTTTGTTACTTTATCAGTAAATGACTCCGTAAAACTTACTACGTTGGTTTCTTCTAAATTAACGGGAAAGCTATAGTTTGCTTTATACTTAAAATCTTCATACTCGGATACCACTCGCGTGCGTCGTTTATTTCTTTGAGGTAATAATGTGGGCCACTTGACTTTGGTAGGGTCTTTGGGTTCAAACATACTAAACCGCTTCCTATCAACCAAATGGACGATTAAATAACTATTTGGTATCATCCAATGATAACAATTCGCAAAGAACTTCTTTTTATCTTTGAACTGGTAGATGGTTGTTTTGGTGCATAATATATGTGTAAAACTAGCACGGTCAAATACCAAGGGGTCATTTACATCCGCATGAATAAAGTCGCTATTTGGATAATGGGTTTCAGCATATTGAATCATGTCATTTGATTTATCTACCCCATAAGCAGTGTATCCGGAATTATGTAACATATCAACACTACTTCCTGTACCGGAACCTATATCTAAAAATACACTATTGTTTACATCGGGAGATGTTAATCTTACTATATTCGCTAATTCCCAATCAGTTCGCGTGCTTGTATCATGTAAAACGTCATATATTTCTGCTATGAAATCATCATAAATATCTTCATTGCGTTTATATACATAGGGTTTACTTTGATTAAATCCTTCTACCATCTCATACGGGGTTTTTGTAGTATTTATTAGTTTTACACCTGCATACAGTATTGCTATGGAGATTAACCATTTGTAGGTCGCATTGTTAGTGTTATTCGACGCTAATATGGAATTTATGTACTTTATCATGTTGTTAGTAAATTATATAATAAACCATTATATAATTTTTAAGTATCAATTTTCTATTTACATAGAGTTACGTAACTGGGTGCGTGTATGGTTGAAAAATTGGTCCTTACCAATAGTGGTGTTTTCGACATTGGGATGTTGGCGATTACTAAAGGTGTTTTGGGAGAACAGACCCATATGTGGCTGTTCGGATGGTCGAGAAACCACCGACACTTTGTATAAATCGCTACTTGACGAGGGAACATAGACGTCTTGTCCTACACCACCCTGCATCCCGAACGTTTGGTTACGTAACACAGTTTCCGTGTCTATACCATTCATATATCCCGATACAGGTCCTTTTGAGACGGCAGGGGTAAAGTTCGCGTTTTGATTATAATTTACATAGGGCAATTTCTCCTCGGTAACTGGTTTGCGACGATTTACCATAGGGAATAACGCATATTTGGTAGGCACTGGACGAATGTCAAAGTTGGGTTCTAATGGTGAATCGGCAAACTGACGTCCATTAAGACGTGTATTGGATTCGTCTATGTTTGTATGTTGTCTATATTGTACTGCTCGGTGAGTACCGAATATCTCGTAACTTGCTTGTGTATTCATTGTTCTAAAATATATATTATTGCATATATATTTTCTAGATGAGGTTATACATATCTATATGTAGTATTCCATACGATACAACAATTGAAAAAATATAGGCAATTGCTCCCCAGAGTCCGGGTCCCACCAGCTCGTAATATGGATTTAATGTATCCCCGAATATCTGTGCCTTGTAGATAATTATGTCACTTATATACCCTAAAGGAAATGCGATTGACAAAAACGCAAATAACTGGTAAAGAGTGCTAGGATAATACATACCAAACAATACTCTGGATAATATGATATTTTCAATTAGCACCAGACATACAGTGATGCCTGCGTAAAATGCGGAAATTAGAGTTGGACGTTTATCGAAATAGGTTTGTAATGATTTTATCGCATTATACGAATACGATTGCCTCGATAAAAAATTCAATACCAAATCAGATAGAAAGGACACCCCAAAATTCAATAGAATGAATAATAATAACATTTGTTTTACTATATGCAGTTATTTTTATATCATTGAGGATTTATTTGATTTACCAACAATATCCCCCACTTCCCATCTTTATTTGTAGATAATCTAAATGGTCGGACGTACTCGTACACTTGGTAGGAGAACAAGAGTTACTACAACTATCGTCTTCCGTTCCATTTTCATCATCACACAAGGTGTATTCCGTATTGGGTTCATTGTACCATACTTCTTGGGAAATATGACGATACCCTAAAAACTCTTCCGGAACATGCGGAACCATATCGTAATAATGGGTCACGCGAACCGAGTTGATATTGTAGGTTTCAAACACTTTTGAGAATTCTTTATTTCCTACTCTGGGAGAACCAAATGTAATTAGTGAGTGAATTTTGTAATTTTTCTGATAATATAGAATATCAAATGCGTTTAACGTTGCTAACGCAGCACCTAACGAATGCCCGGTAAGTAGTAGTTGGTTCGTATTGTATTTTTCAACGAGTTCATCTACGACTTTGTATACATTCGCATGTAAGGAATCAAATAGGTTATAAAACCCATTTGCGACTGCTATAGTTGTCTCTGGATATGGTGTTATTTGCGACACCTTGATATTTGCTATCCAATTTTGTATGTTCTCAGACCCCCTAAAACTGACGAAGATAGACTCGTATTCTTCGTTAAATCCGAATATTACTTGTTCTCCATTTTGAATAAGGATATTGTCATAAGAATTGGTATTGTCACATGTAATACAATCCCACATACTGGTTTGGGTCATACAATATGTTGCTTGGGAAATATTCACTGCTGTATGTACTAGATAATGATCGTATGCATTTGATATATTTACTAAGAAAAGTAGAGAGAAAATTAGTTGGAGCATTTTGTAATATGATTAGATAACAAAATGGAATAAAGAGAAAAATATGTTAATTATATAATGGTTACCGCTACAAATGTTATTCCAACAGACGGGTTCGGAGCCCAATATCAGAAAATTATAGAAACATACTTATTTTGTTCTATGCATAATATTCGTTTTTATTATACTCCATTAGTTGAATTCGAACATAATTATAAAAATGAAGATAATTACACTAACAAATTAGAAGAATGTATGAACTTAAATTCAATCTTCGAAAATATAAAACATTATAATAGTCAACTCCCCATCGTTCATTTAACATATACACAACATGTACGTCAACATACAGCACGTAACATTGATTATTATTGCGATAATCAATATATGACTCAAATTAAAACCGCGTTTTGGGCGAATAAAGATAACGACTTTTTTAAAAACAATAAAACAAATGTTGCGGTTCATGTACGAAGAGATAACGACCACGACAAAGGTGAAGCTGGACCACGTACAACTACTCCAAATAACACCTACTTAACCGTGATTAATCATATTAGACAAACCGTAAAAGAAAACAATTTAAATTTTCACATATACTCACAAGGAGATGTTACTGATTTTAAAATGTATATTTCAGAAGACACTACCTTACATATAAATGAAGATATTACCACTACTTTTACTGGAATGGTAGCGTCTAATATTCTAATTACATCACGAAGCAGTTTAAGTTATCTCGCAGGATTATTGACAGACGGTGTTGTGTATTATCAACCATTTTGGCATCCACCTAAAAAAGATTGGCACGGTGTTTTAGAGACTACACAAGGACCCGTTATTGTTGATAATAATACACTGTCTGACGCATTGCGACGATAATTTATTTATTCATATAAGATTTTCGATATCATATTTTTCCAACAATTTTTACTATGTACGTTTCGTTGATACCATTCATAACACGAGTTTGACATTTTGTTCCACTTTTCTTCAGTTATGGATTCTAACTTTTCTTTAATTTCATTTGGTGACGTTACGTAAATATAATGCGTTCCTTCAATCAATGGTTCTAAGAATGATGATACTGAAACCTCGGGTGTTACTATTAACACAGTTCCAAATGCCATCAACTCTACTTCACGATGACATTTTGTACCATATCCACGTAAACAAAGACCAAATTTTGAATTTCGCATGTGTAATAAGTACTCTTCGTGTGTAAACAAATATGTGTTTCCTTTCGTGCAATGGTACTTATCAATAACATTATCCCATCTTATATTTGTATCCCGAAAATCTGCCTGTTCTTTACATTCATAATTTCCAATAAATATGGATTTATGTTCTCGGTCGTTATATGATAATATGCCATTGGTTTCTAATACTTGTTCTAATAACCTAGGTGCCCGAGGCCAAAATATCCAGGGTTTTATTGGTAATTTTGAGAATACTTGACGTAACTGATTTCCTTCAACATTTATGTCACCATTACCTAATAGAAATAATGACGCATTATTTACTTCAACCACACAACGGTCTAATATAGGACGGTCATATGTTAATATATTTGGCATAATCCAACAATGAACTGTATTCTCATCTTCTATAACGTCTACATCATTATTTGCGATTTTCATTAAATATGGAAGTTCGCGATAACTATCATTTTTATGATAACCCAACCCTGTCATTGGTTGTTTTGGAATACGCAACACCCATTTACCATGTATTACGCGAAATACAATTGCTAATATTTTATACATTTTTGCTTCTGAAAAATGATTAATTAATATCTGATTAAATTTGTGAAATAAATTATTACGCAAGTGAGTATGTATACACTTTAACGGTTTATCTTTATAATGTACTATACCATTTGCATGACTTATATATGATGCTATTTTATCTGAACCTTCTGGAGATAGAATATATCTCCAAGTCTGTAAATTATAGTTATCTCCAAACTCAAAATACGAATACTTATCTACCAAATTTTCTATAGAAGCTTGATCGTAATATCTTGATCCTTTTGTAAATTCAATCCAGTCATTCGGCACTTGTTTCGACCTCGTCCATAACATTCCTCCATTATAAAATCCATATTTTTGTTGATCTTCCAAATTAATTAATTGCGGTGATACACCAATGTCCTTTGTATTGTCTATATCGTCTATAGTGTCTGTAACAATGATGTCACTATCTAAAAACAAAGTATCCGACTCACTTTTTAACGCATATGATATTATTTCAGCCTTCTTCATTTGAAAATCAGACCATAATCCTTTTGATTTCATTTGTTCGGTATTCATATTATCATACATGTCCAGTTCAATAAACCACACTATATCTAATTTTGGACTAGGGGTAAGTTCATCCATGTATTTTTTTGTTTTTGTATCACTTAAGATGTAAATTTTTTCGTCAGGATGAAATACCGACAACGATAAAAGAAGACCACATAATTCAAACGCACAATTTGAAGTACATATTGTAGAAAAACTAGACGGTTTCATATATTATAAATATAACACCATTGTTTTATATTTATTTTTAAGGTTATAATATTTACACTAATTTATCAAACATTGCTTTGTATTTATCACTTATTATGTTAATAAACCCATTCCCACCTAATCCTAATCCCGGACTATTATTAATATCTATCACGCACCACCCCCTAGTAATATCATTAATCAACTCAATTCTGCCATAATCTAGGTTAATCGATTTACAATACATCTTAAGATTATTTATGTTTTCTGTACCAAACACATCTGTCAATTCACATAATTTAACGACACATTTGTTTTCTTTTCTATTTATGTTTTGGTTTACATCGTGTGAAATTATCATCGATGATACAAAATGAATTTCACCATCATTTAGATTTTTAAAAACATATATGTTTAACTCTTCTCCTTTACTGTTTTGTAAAATCGGTTGAATTATAAACTTTGTTTTGTCTATTTTTTCCACCAATAATATTCGTTGGTTAACCAAACAATTTATTGCATTATCTAAATCATTCAATTATAATGCAATCTAATTATAAGTTTGCTTTGTAGAAGGCAATAAAACTATTTTGCAACCAATATAAAAACATATCTATATACATATTGTATAAACCCATGGTAAAAATCTGTAATGAACCCTATCCATCCAATTCAAAGTATGATTCGCACTTTGAATTGTATCCGTATCCCCTCAGTGACTTTCAAAAGTACGCTATTGAAGCCATTGTCGAAAAACAACACGTATTAGTCACCGCACATACCGGTAGTGGCAAGACACTACCTGCCGAGTTTGCTATTCAACATTTCGCAAAACAAGGAAAAAAAGTTGTATATACAAGCCCTATCAAAGCACTTTCCAACCAAAAATACTATGAATTCACTAAAAAATTTCCCGAAATCTCGTTTGGTCTCTTCACTGGCGACATTAAAACAAACCCTGATGCCGATGTTCTTATTATGACCACCGAAATCCTTATGAATTATCTCTTTACATCCACTACGAATACGGATGATTCTGAATCTCAAAATGCTCTACAATTTCAGATTGACGTTCAAAATGACCTTGCTTGTGTTGTATTTGACGAAGTCCATTACATTAATGATGCTGACCGCGGACAAACTTGGGAGAAAACAATTCTCATGCTTCCAAGACATATTCAAATGGTTATGCTTTCTGCTACAATTGATAACCCACATGGGTTTGCTAAATGGTGCGAAAAAGACGACATTGAACCTGATGCGAAATGTGTTTACTTGGCATCAACCAATCATCGCGTTGTTCCACTTTCTCATTATGGATTTTTAACAACAAATGAAGGTGTATTCAAAACAATCCGTGACAAAGAAACACAGAAAGAAATTCGCGATAACAGTAATAAATTGCTCTTATTACAAGACGCAAAGGGTGTGTTCGATGAAGTAAATTCAAAGAAAATCGGGAAAATTAAGACGTTATTTGACAAGAATCGTATCCGAATTAATCGGAAACATGCTCTTAATAAACTCGCGTCTTTCTTAAAAGAAAAGGAAATGTTACCCGCAATTGCCTTTGTTTTTTCAAGAAAAAATGTAGAATCTTGCGCTCATGATATTACCGTCCCATTGAATGAATTTGATAGTAAGGTTAGCTACACAGTTCGTAATGAATGCGAACAAATTATTCGCAAACTACCAAATTACAATGAATATTTGGAACTTCCTGAATACAACAGTCTTGTTTCCCTTTTAGAAAAGGGCATTGGTATTCATCATTCAGGTATGATTCCTATCTTACGAGAAATTGTAGAACTGATGATTTCAAAGCGTTATATCAAGCTATTGTTTGCAACTGAATCATTTGCGATTGGTCTTGATTGTCCCATTAAAACCGCGGTTTTCACAAGTTTGACAAAATTTGACGGACATACACAACGATTTCTATTAGCACATGAATATACTCAAATGGCTGGACGTGCTGGACGTAGAGGCATTGATACGGTAGGTCACGTAGTCCATTGTAATAACCTATTTGATACCCCCATGCTCTCCGAGTATAAAACAATTCTTGGCGGGAAACCACAACAACTGGTGTCTAAATTTCACATTTCATATCCACTCATTCTAAATCTCATTAAAAACGGACAAAACAAGGATTTCCATCTATTTTCACAAAAAAGTATGGTCCAACAAGAAATATTGAAATCGGTAGCAGGAACTCAGACAGAAATAGTTCAATACGAAAAAATGATTGTAGAAAAAGAACAGTTTATTACTACATATAAGACCCCACTGCCTGTTTGTGAAAATTATATTAAAGCGCAAAACGATATGCTGCTTGCTAACAATAAAAAACGCAAACAAGTAGAGAAGGAGATACGTAAGTTAGAAGACGAATATAGAAACATTAAAGAAGACGCAACCAAGGTTTATTCTTACCTAGACTTGAAAGATAAAGTCGAGAATCTCAAGGCGGATTCCTATTATACCGAATCCTATGTGAAACAACAAACCGACCGTATTTGTGATATTATGTGTGAAAACGGGTTTATTATTAGGAATCCCGACGACACTTACACACTTACCTTATTAGGTAATATCGCATCGAATATTGCCGAAATACACCCTCTTATCATGTCGGAACTAATGATAAAATGGAACAATTTCAATGATTTTGAACCAATTCAATTAGTAGGACTGTTTTCTTGTTTTACTGATATTAAAGTTCCCGACGATATGCGAACACATACCCTTAGTATGACGGACACAGTATTAGAATCTAACATCAGAACACTCGGATATCAATACGACAAATATTTTGATTTAGAGCAAGACGCCCAAGTAAATACTGGTATCAATTACACCGACCCTTTAATTTATGACATGGTAGAATTCTCCATGCAATGGTGCGAATGTACTACTGAATCAGAATGTAAATCATTCATTCAAAATGATGTATACAACAAATCTATTTCTATTGGTGATTTTACCAAAGCCATGTTAAAGATTGTCACTATCAGTAAAGAGTTCATGAATGTATGCGAACAATTGAATATGGTTGAATTACAGCATAAGCTATCTCAAATTGAAGGTATGGTATTAAAATATATCACAACTTCACAAAGTTTATATGTATAATTAGAGGGCAGTACTCCCAATTTTGGTTAGTTCTTGTTTTAATATATCTCGTCTGTTGGCAATTACCTTATCCATTGAAATTGCTTTCATTGAATCGCGATAATAGTCTGTAAAATTTTGTAATACTTTTTCTACCATCGGAATAATATTATCAAATTCCTCGCAAAATATATATTTTGTAATGTCTAATTTATCCATACCGAGAGAATTATCTGAAACGATTATTTTTTTCGCCCATATCATACGATCACATCGAATATGTTCGAATATGTTAAATGCTTCAAAATGATGTACGTTAATGATTACTTTACACCGTTTTATCAATTCATCTCTTTCCTTTCCCCAACCTAATATATTTATACATTTCCAATTTGTTTTTTGTAAGTCGTTCCACATTTTTGTGCGTCTATATGTATTTACTTTATTTACAGAATCATCTTGCTTTGGTAATGCGTTTATTATACCTATATCATAATCATATTTATCATCTATATTTTGTAACTGGATCTGGTCTCGTAAATTATACTGATAAGGCAAATAAATGACTTCCTTTGTAATAGGGATATTATGTTCTTTCGCATATTCCTTTAAAAATAGGATATTCACTATGCTATAATCCGCTATTTGAATACCTTTCTTTATTAATTCTAATATATGTTCCATACGTATTGATTCTGATAACATTTCTACATTCAAATATACTACGCGATTAGTTGAAAGCATTTCGTCTACTATATGTTGGTCTTTTTGGGTCAACTCTAACCACATTTGTGTAATAACGTAAATACAATCCGTTGATTTAAACTTCGCAATAGAAAATTCTTGTATAGGAATCACATCATCAAACAAGTTCAATGAATGTATATAATCTTCCAATACTTTTGGGACGCGTGTATCATCATCTTCCTTTGTTACTAATACATATTTTTTCGTAGTATCCATATGAATATACAATTATCCATATTGATATGTTTATACTTTTTAGAGGGTAATTATTTTAGTATAATACGCCCATAATCCTAATCCTAATCCACTTTTCGCAATGGCATCCAATATATTTGTAAAAATGTTCTTGTACTCTTCATTAAACATAAATACCACTCCATATAACGACCAAATGCCTAAGTAAATATAGAATAAGTTGTAATTTGCTTTTGAGAAAATGGGCTTCACATAATTTACATATATTAAATAGAACATTCCGAAAAACGCACCAAATCCTGGAATTAATGAGACAAGATGACTTAATACACCCGTCTCGCCCAAATACCCAGATAACAACATTACATAATTGAGACCTACAATAGGCAAGAGTGTCATTAGTTTGACGGACTTTCCTATATTTTTACCTAACACCGCACATAATACAAGCAGCATTAGTGGCGTTGTAATCGACCAATCAACATAGCGCGTCTGGGTTAATTGTGCCCAATCTACTTTCTTTCCTTCAGCCTGGTATTGGTCTATTTGACTTAAGAACAAAGAATAAAAGTATCCGGCTATAATTGATATACATGTTTCCAAATTTAATACATGACGCGCAGTATCATTTGTAGTAGTTATTGCCTCGATAAACGTTACCGTAGCGGTGGTTAGGAGTAGAATGTAGGTTATCATAAACGTGTATTTGACATAATATTGGACGGGCTCCACTATTTGCTCTGCCTTATCTTGTTCGGTTTTTTTTCCTAATGATGCGGTAGGTTCGCTGGGTGGTGGTGTAGGTGCCATAGGAACCGTTTGTGCTACTGGTGTATTCGGTTTTATTATGTCTCTATCTATATACGATGACATGGTTTATATTGTATAATGAGATAAAAATTGATTGAAAATACTATTCGTAAAGTGTATTAACTTACCGTCATATGGACGATTAACAACCGATGTCTGACTCTGACACAGATTCTTCTTATGACAGGTATGACACTGGACTAGATGACCTTGAAACATCTAGTTCGGAAGATTTGCCTGGTCGTAGTGAAGATAGTGAAGATAGTGAAGATAGTGAAGATAGTGAGAGTCTAGAATCCGGTACAGAATATGACAGTGAAACAGAAGAAATGATAGAACGTATTTATTTCCACGAACAAGAGTTTTTAGATAGTGAAAAAGAAGACAAACATTATTATATTGGTATTAGTAAGATATCTTACGACAAACAATATATATTATATGCCAATGCGATCACACCTACTACATTCTTTCAGTTTACTAGTAATCACGTCCAATCTTACTTACATGATTACAGTATTTTTGTTACAAACCCTAATATAGACATTATGAAATTGTTTATATTAGACGACCATACCTACACCGTTGTTATCAAAACCCATTGGTTAAGGATTATCCAAAGACATTGGAAAAAGGTATTTTTCCAAAGAAAATATTGTTTGAATAAAAGAAAACAAATAAAAACGTTCATGTATTTTGAACGAAATGGGAGATACCCGTATGATTGTTATAGTATGCCCGGGTTACAAGGGATGCTTTCATCATATACGCCAAATTATTTGTCAAATGTCATTAAATATAAGAACTGATTTATGTCGGCTAAAATCTCATCACGGATATTCAGTAAATCAGTATCTTTTTTATCGTCGAAATACATGTTTATATCCAATAAAAAATCGCGATAATCGTAAATACGAGTTTTGAAATCGCGAGTGTTAGAAGGGTCAATTAAATCAATGCGCTTTTCCAACATCTTGATACGACGCTCATCTTTCCCTAACAAGACCTCTACGAAAGAATCAATATGTTTATTTAAATTTGAAAATAATTCATCAGTTGCTTGATGTTGTGCGTAAGAACGGGTCTTCCAATGATACAATTTTACCATATTTAATACTTCCAAAAACACTTTTACTATATGAGAATTTGTTTTATTTGCCTTTTTATTATTTTTTCTGGTTCTACGAGCACCTCCTACCTTCTTTTTACCGGTTTTATTCTTCTTTTCGACAGGCATAACAATTATATATATATATATATTATTGAAATATAATAATTCGCATATTTCTAAAGGTTTTTCGAATATATTACTATTTCACAATTGTGTGTTTTGTAATTACCATTGTGTTTACAATTACACTCAAGTAAAATATATTTACTAAGAAGTTAGAGATATGTATGTACTCTATTGTAGTACTAGAACGAGGGATATACAATGATGAAATATTATCCCACTGGAATGACCACGCGAAGACAAAGCAAAAAAGCCAATCTCATTATAACCAATGATGACGACGATGATGATGATACGAATACAGGGAGTGATAATTCAAGAAAAATAACACGCGAGAACAATCACATCTACTTTTATGCGGAAGTGGACCGACCTAATATATTTGAATTGATTGAGCTCATTCGTAAGTGCGAAATTGATAATATTGTGACCGCACATAAAAACTGCTTGGAAGAAATCCCGATATTTTTACACATTAGCTCCTATGGAGGGATACTATTTGATGCGTTTACGGCAATCGACGTGATACAATCGTGCAAAGTACCCATACATACGATTATTGATGGACCAACCGCATCCGCCGGCACGTTAATTAGTGTGGTTGGTAAAAAACGGTATATGCGTCCAAATTCATATATGCTAATTCATCAACTGTCTTCAATCTCTTGGGGGAAAATGTCTGAACTAGAAGACGAACATGAGAATAATACAATGCTGATGAAACGCATAAAGGACATTTATACCGAACACGCATCTATACCAAAAAAACAATTGTCAGAAATTCTCAAACATGACCTATGGTGGGACATAAACAAATGTATGGATTATGGGCTTATCGATGAAGTATGGAATAGAACATAAGTAACAAAATTGAAAACATAGAATTTATATTTGTAATTATCATTTATTACAAGTATAACAGGCATGAGTTCTGTTACCGAATCTCGTAAATACCACTTAACGACGTTCACTCGTTATTTGTATTCTAGAATTGAAGCCAAACAGTCGCTATTTATCTCTTTACTACAAAAAGACGCATCACAAGCGTTATTTTGGGGTTATGAGCTATACTATTCGGGATTTCGTTCAGAAACGTTTGATTTTATACAAGATATTTATCACGAACTATATGCGGAATTAAACCCGGATTTACAGAGCTTTATGGTTACTATGATGAGTGAATGGAATGACTGTGATAACAACGCAATGGACTGTAATCTTGGCTCTATTATTTATACATTATCTCAACGGGAATACGACATGGTTGCATTTGTCAAATCAAAACTCAGTTATAATATTACAAAAGATATTATCGCATCATCTACTCCAGCACCTCTGTGTATTTGTACGATGTTACCAGAACATATTGAACGATATCAAACACATGTCGTATCACCGAGCGATGATGACAAAGCATTTCGTGTATTATCCACATTAAAACTTTACCCAACTATTAAAGAATGCAATACTCTGTTTGATACTCAAATGCCGGAAGATTTCACTAACATATATCATGCTACAATGGAATCTTGGTTGTTTTACGCAGCACGAAGTCCTATATGGTTACAACGTATAGAAGAACACAACGGAATTATTGACTATGACAATATGAAAGTGGGGTTCGAAGATGAAGAAGACGAACGTCGGTTTTGTGAATTATGGGACTATGAACCCAATGAACTACCGAGTAATATTCAGGAATTATCACTTGGTACTGGTAACGAAAAACAAATGACTATGAAACAATTCTGTAAAAAATACAAACATACTGTTGTTAGTAAAATCACGAAGCGAAAGGTTGTCAAAAAATCAGATAAAACGGGATAACGTATACGTTATATACGCAGTTGTCATCATTAGAATACCTCCCCATAATGTATCTATTAGAGCCAAATTAACCGACCATTTTGAAAACAATGCGTACGCGGTAGCATCATAAATACCATAGATTACTATACCAAACAAAAATGCGTCTAATAAGGAAGCATTTTTTTGTAGTATGAAATAATTGATGCCAAATATCATTAACGAATAACTCAATAGGACACCTAGTGAGTTCACGGTGGGTTTCGTGGTTTGAATGTTTTGGATTTGTTGCAAATAGGAGTCTTTTATTATTGAAATATAAGTCGCGTCTAAACCTAACATGACTAATGCTGATATTGCTATCTCCTTTGTCATTTATTATAGGGAGAGATTTTATTTTTAACGTCTTCATAATATAAGTTTATCAGAGAACCTACGTTTTTTACATTTTCTTCCAATAAATTACGATATTTTGTAGGGGTCGGAGTAAGACCATGTGATTCTAGTGCTGACATACCATTATACATTGTCTCGCGTTTTCTCATGTTGTTTGGTGCGGGAATAGGAATTCGTTCCGTTTTACTGCGAGTATCAATGTCTTCACTCGTTACACTATTACTCCTACTGTCTGGCTCTGATACACTTCCACGTAGTTCGTTTATACTTTCCGAACTACTATGCTGTCCGTTATTCATGTATTCAAACACATTCGCAAAATTATCCGAACTTTCATATCCATGTTTCATTTTCTGTTATATACAATAGTTTACACTAAAAAGTTGAAAAAGAACCAATAAGTCTTATCTTGAAAATAACATAAAGATTTAGACATAACTTTATTATAAGATGCCTAAGGTTAAGATTGATTATTCGAATACTATATTCTATAAAATTTATTGTAAAGACCCTTCTATAACCGAGCTTTACATAGGTCATACTACTAATTTCGTTCAACGTAAATACGCACACAAACAAGGATGTATAAATACAAAATCGGCGAACTATAATTGTAAAGTGTACGAAACTATACGTGACAATATGGGCTGGGAAAATTGGACCATGGAAATAATAGCATTTCATAATTGCGAAGACTTGTATTCTGCGAAGAAACAAGAACAGCATTATTTTGAAGAATACAATGCTACACTAAACAGTGTTGAACCTCTACCTCCGCGAAAACCCAAAAAAGAAGTTGTTATAAAACCCAAAAAAGAAGTTTTGTATTGTTCTTATTGTAGTGTATATTTTAATACGCGCAAATTACAAGAAGAACATAATAAACGACCGAGACATCTTAAAATGATACGTAATGGAACAGAAATCGTTCAAGCACCTATTACAAAATTTGAATGTGACAAATGTAATTTTTATTGCAGTAAACAAAGTAATTATAATAAGCATTTGTTAACAAGTAAGCACATCAACGAAATTGGTAATGAAAAATGCCATAAATGCCATAAATGCCATAAATGCGATGTGTGTAATAAGCAATTTAAAGATAGGTCTGGATTATGGAGACATAATAAGAGAGATTCGTGTATCGTCAGTAACCAACCTATTATAGGCACTGAAACTGAGTCAACCACTCATCGAATAGACGCAAATTTGATAGCAGAGTTAATGAAAGATAATAAAGAGCTACGTGAAATGTTAATAGAACAGAACAAACAAATTATGTATATTACTAAGAATCTTGAAAATATTACGAATATCCAACTAAACGAAATATCTAACTGATTAAATTATATTACACTAAAAAGTTGAAAAAAGAAATGGCAAAGATTTTCAAAAATGGACATTTATAAAATGTCCAAAATGAATTTGGTGGAGATAGTTTCGTATTATCACTTTTCCAAAAACGTGATTGTGAGGTGAATGCAGTATTTTGGTATATTTGTGTAAAATATTTGTTTGCATGATTTTTAAGTAATTTATATGGGAATGATTTAGAGATGTAATAATGAAGTCTATATATATAGAATATTTAGAATGGAAAACGCGCAAAAAAACTCTTATAATTATATTTGTGAAATATGTAACTTTAAATGCAATAAACACAGTGATTATAATCGTCATATATTGACAGCAAAACATGTAAATAGAACAAATAGAACACAAAAAACGCCAAAAAACGCCACAAAATATGAATGTGGTTGCGGTAAGGTATATAAAGCCAGAAATAGTTTATGGTATCATAAGCAGCGATGTAATACTATAAACAACCAACCCATTACAGACGTTTCAATGCCAGCACCTCCTCATATAGATCCAAACTTGATAATAGAACTATTACAAGAGAACAAAGAACTTCGTGCGATGATGATAGAGCAGAATAAACAGGTAATCGATCTGGCTAAGAACACCGGAAATACGACAATCAATAACACAAATAATACAACCAATAACAAGTTCAATCTCAACGTGTTTCTAAATGAGACATGTAAAGATGCTATAAATCTAAATGATTTCATCCAATCAATCGAACTATCTGTAAATGATTTCATAAAAACGGGAGAAGTGGGGTATGTAAGAGGTATATCAGACATTATGTTAGAGCGTATTCGTGATATGCATCCACACGTGCGTCCAATTCACTGTACGGATTTAAAACGCGAAACGGTCTACGTAAAGGATTCCAATGTATGGGCTAAGGAAGATGAAACCAAAATGCATTTACGAAAGGCAGTCCGCATAGTAGCAAATAAGAACAAAGCCCAAGTCCATCCATGGATAGCTGAAAACCCCAAATATGACATATTAGATACACCCGAATGTGATAAATTCTTTGAATACTCAAAGGCATCGTTAGGTGGATATGGAAAAGAAGAGGATGAGAAGTTTGAAAAGAAAATCATCAACAATATCCTGAAAGAAACCGTTATTGATAAGGAAACGGTGATTACTACAAATTAGTATCATATTTTTGGCATGATACTAATACTAATACTAATACTAATGTTGTATGGATGTATGGATTATTCGGTAGATTCAAATGACACACTTCTATTCATGAATTGGCGTCCATTGAGTATATGCATAATTTCGGATAAGGTTGCTTTCAACGTGTCTATTTCATCGCCATGACTAGTGATGATTTTACATTGCTTATCGATAATATCCTGTTGTTTATGTATGATGGTTTGTAACATGGGTAGAGTAAGTTCTTCATTTCCATCCATGTATTGATATAAGATTGTCGGGGTAAATAATCGTGGTAAAGTCGGTTCGCTCATTACATTGGATAAAAACAAATGTCTATATTGTTTTATACCATACTATCATCATCATCCGCCCAATTATCAAGTTCTTCGTGCTGTAACATAATAGAGGGACGTTTACGTGATGGATAACTAGAAGAAGCATCCATAATTCGTTTTTCAAGTTGCCTTTCTTTTTGTTGGATCATAAATAATAGTTCTCTGTCTTTATAGTTGATAAATGAATTCAACTGGTTGTATTTGTTTCGTGAAATAGTATCCATAATGACTTCAAACTCGGTAGTAAGGTCTTGTTTGGTTTTGATAATTTCACCATAATCAGTTTTCATCTTTTTCATAACTTCATTCCATTCTGCCAATTTGGCTCGGGGGTCTTGGTGTTCCCATAGATGTTTATTGTTCCAAGGTCCAAGAACGTCCATTCGATAATCAATACGATTATGTAACAGTGAATACTTCTCCCTAAGGTTTTGTATACGGTCTTTCAATTCATCCAATTTATAGTATTTAGAAATAGACAAAATGAGTGAAATGTATGTGGAAATCGTAATCGATATTACTGCAATAACGTCAACATTTATTGCGAATTGGGTCTTGGTTGCTTGGAAAAAACCGGAAATAGTTGATACGAAAATAACGGATGTTTGGATATTATTAACCATAGAAGTCAAATCGTCATTTTTTAGGTCAAGTAGACGTTTACATTCCTTACCCTCTTTTAGAATGAAGTTGTTATTTTTACGTAGTGAATATAGTTGATTCTTAAAGATGATGTATTCTTTCGATGAGAACCAATCAAACTCGTTTTTATTCGGTGGGATTGATAATATTTCATCATACGACGACACACTTTTCATACTGGTGATTTCATCTGACGGTTTTGGAATATTATCTTCTGGTGGGTCGGGTTCATCATCATCATTATTATGAGGTATTTTGATTGATTTATAATGAGATTGTTCTATCGATGCGTTTAGTTTCTCTTCTTCGGTTTCTAGTATTTCTGTGAATGTAGATATGGGTGCTTCTGATAAAGATAGCATATTTTCATCACTTATATCATCATTTTGTAAATTTGTATTATCACTCATTTACATAATACAAATATTTTTAGTTAACGTTTCTTTCTAAATTTCTTGAGTCATTTCAATGTTAGAAAGTTCTTTATTTTCATCAGGAGGAGGGGTCTCATCGCCATCGCCATCGCCATCATCTAGGTTTTCTTCCTCCGTGATATGAATAGGAAGAGTTTTGGTGATTTTGGTCTTCGTATTTGTCTGTTGCAAATAGTACATCCCCCAGTTTGGTAAGTTACTAACACAATTCATAACAGAATTATATGTCATACTTGTTACTATTGTATCAGAATCATCGTTGAATTGGATACTGTACCACCAATAGGGAGGAATATGAAGAGTGTGTCCGGGGGTAATGTCGAATTCTAAAAACCGAAGTTTATCAAAATCATGTTTATGGGTTTTGTCGGGTTTCCATACATTCATGCGTGACCGGAATTCATAGTTTTCAAAATCACGAAGAGGGTGTAAATACTTATGGCTCTTCCATGGGGTCATTTTGATTTTAACTTTACCCGAATGTACTGACATAAACTTTCTAAAGTCAGTATGATACCTAAGGGGCGTGACGGATTTCGAAGACCCAGTCATAATATCATATTTGGTAATCATAGATAATTGAGGTTTTAAAAACGTATCGTTTGAATGAAAAATATGATATAAATCCGCATTCTCTATGAAATCTTCATTGTTCTCAGTGAAGTAATTGGATTGCGTATCGGTCTTCATTAAATTCGTAGCGGAGCTTGAAGGTAAGACAATATAATCTATACTTTCGTTCTTATAATAGTCGCGGACGTCCTTTACTTTGACGTCGTGTTTATCATGATTCGTAAATATGTCGGCGTTTATTTGTTCGTAGAATTCCGGACTAACACTGTCATAATTAAATAATACGGGCTGTTTTATATTACACACTTCTTGTAAATATTGGTTATTTGTATAATCCATTTCATATACTTCTAAATCTTCGCTTGTTTTGAGTTGATTAATTATATGAATGTAAATCACCAATACGATGATAAACAATAAAAAATTAAGTATTCCAGACATTCTATAATATAGGATGTCGTATTTTTATACGTTTTTTTACGATAAACACTTTATTGCTCGATTGGGAGTTCTATGTTTTTCTTGTGAATTGTTACAAGTTCAGTAACTTTTGGTGAAATAAAAGAGCTAATAATAGAGGTAGTTGTACTAATAAAGGAAGGAGCATTGTATAATACCATGTTAGATAAATATTGTTCGTATCCATTCATCTGACCGTGTTCTGCGAATCCGGTTATAATTTGCCTATAACGTTCAACCGCAGATACTGTGAGAGTGTCTAGATTGATGTGAATTTCGAATGTTTTGTTCTTCTTTATACAATCGTTGATATTGTTTGCTAAACACACGCTGATGTCATGATAATTGTTCGGATTAGCAAAGGTTTTGAAGATTAGATAGTCGATATAGACTTTGTTGGTGTCAAACATATAGATACACTTTGGTAATATTATATCGATACCTATTTGGTTTGTTACTAAATCAGCACATTCATATTTTTGTTTTTTTTTGAAAAATGTATTTTTATTGTTAATTTTATAATATTGTTGTTGTAGTTCTTCTATGGCTGTCATTGTAGGGGAAGTGGTACGCGACATTATATGTATTGTGGTATAGTATTATACATATAAAGTTTTTTCGTTTATACCCTTTATTTGGTATCTTTATTCAATTCTTCTTCGACTAATTCACGCATATCTACACTTGTGTGTTCGGTGTTAATCGTGTTTGCCCCAATACTAACCACACTTGTTAAGTCCGCATCTTGACCTACGGTATTGGACTTTGAATTCGGATTTACCTCAGATAGAATATCAATCCTTTCGTCTAATAACATCTTGTTTACGTCCATGGTGTAGGTTTGTAATTTCAACATTGCGTCCTTAATATCTGATAATTCTGTAGCAATCATTTCGAATCTGGATTGAAACTCGTCAAGTACGTCAGTCACGGTAGGTTCAGTACTATCTTTTACAGTATTGGTTATGGTCTCTTCTAATGATACTACCCGCTTATCCAACGCTGAAATAAATTGCTGCATTGTTAGTCCAGTAGGTTTTTCACGGACTTGGGTTTGAACTGGTGCGGGTGGAGGTGTTGCTTTAACACTTGCGATTTGTTGGGGTGCGGTCACACGTCTTCTTATAGCGGCGGCATTTGAACTACTCATTTTTATATAGTTAGTTATATTGATTGTCTCTAACTAATTATATCAAAAATATATAAATGTTATCTTATTAGAATATATAATGGCAATGGATAATGGATTTTTGAAAGAACAAATTATTACATATATGGGTAACAAACGTAAACTATTGAATATCATAAGTGATGAGCTTGATGAAATTAAAAAAGCGATGAAAAAAGACAAAATTAAAATAGGGGATGGATTTTCAGGTTCCGGCGTAGTCAGTCGTTTATTTAAGACAAAAGAAAATGAGCTATACGCAAATGATTTGGCGGGATACAGTAAAACATTGAATTCATGTTATTTATCCAGTCCAACTAAGTCTGAAATACACAAAATAAAGGAATATATCGACCAAGCCAATAAGAAGGCAGATGATGAAATGTCTGGAAAGATACATGGTGGATGGATATCCAAACATTGGTCTCCAGAAAGTGAAGAAATAAAGGAGAACGAGAGGGCATTCTATACAAGCAAAAACGGAAAACGTATAGATATTATACGTGATTATATAGAAACAATACCCGAAAAGTACAGACCTTATTTGTTGGGTCCGTTGTTAGTGGAGTGTTCTATTCACAACAATACAAACGGACAATTTTCGGCGTATTACAAAGACAAAGACGGTAAAAAGGGGGAATATGGTGGTAAAACGAAGACTGATGTCAAGCGTATTACTCAAGATATTCGTATTCCATATCCAATATTAGACCCAAGCAAATGTAAAGTCAATGTAAGTCAGAAAGACGTAAATGAATGGGCGAAAGATGTAGGTGAGTTAGATGTAGTCTATTATGACCCGCCTTATAATAAGCATCCATATAATATCTATTATTTCATGTTAGATGTAATCAACAATTGGGATAAGAATGCGGAAATTCCGGATACCAATCGCGGACAGTCATCATCACGTACAAAATCGTTATATAATAGTAGTATACATGCGAAGAAGGCGATGAACGATTTGTTAGAAAATACGAAAGCAAAATACATAATGCTGTCGTATAATGATGGCGGAATTATATCCATACCCGATATGGATGAATTAGTAAAAGGACATAGTGATGATGTCAAAAAAATACCGATAGACCATAAAACGTATAACCGATTAAAGGGGATTAGTAATTATAAGAGAACCGCGGAATACAAGCCAGTTAAAGAATATTTGTATATAATACACAAGAGGTAATCTAACGGTAATCTACATCGTCAAATAAATCACCGTCAAATAAATCACCATCAAGCTTGTTATTGATTGAATATGGAGACCTAGATTCATTATCAAACCGTTCCAGTATCTTTATTTCTTCTTCGTCACTTCTTTTTCCTGGACTAAATGGATAAGGAAGATGTTCGGATTTGCTGGACGATTGTTGTTTTGGGTATTGGAATAAATCTTCAGATAGCGGTTTACCTTTCCGTATATATCTATTACGTTTTACTCTAGATGATGTTCTAATTTTAAATTCATCATATATATTTCGGATTTCTTTGTCTGTCATCTTTTCTAAATACTCATCTGTATATTTATTCAAAGGCGTAAACGCCCGTAACGCAGATAATACCGGGATGTCATTAGAACCCATTCTGGTTTTGAAATATTCACTTGCTTTATCACGATAACGGTTAGAAATAGTTTTCGTTCGATTTGACTTGACTGTTTTTCTCTTTGGTTTGGTGGTTATACTACCCCCTTTTTTCTTTGTTTGTTTGGTTTGTTTGGTTTGTTTCATTTTGTTACTATACATATATCCAAATATAAAATACGAAAAAATATATAAATGTTTGGATATATGTATACTAACGAAAATAAAATCAATCATCTGTCAGTCCCGAAAAAAGAAAAACGATTATTTTTCAATAAAATTAACCATTGGATAACCATCCACTAACCATAATCTGGTTGATAGATCATCATTTATTTCAATATCATTTGAATTCGGTATATTAATAAATAAGTTTTCATTTATAATAAAATCAAAAATAGGTTTGTATTCGTTTTTTAAATTATTGTTATCGCCTGATTTATCATTTAGTGTAAATAAAAATGTTCGGTTGTCTAAATGTTTATAATATTGTGTATTTGGTTGATTAGGAATGATGAAACAAATAATATAAGAAATATCAGGATATTTTTTATCAATTACATCTTGTAATTTTTTATAATATTTTATTTCATCATCATATTTTTCTCTTGCTATTGTTCGTAAAAATACACAATTATTTTTTTTTATTTTTTCATCAAACCGAATAAATTTTCTTTCAAAACTGTCAATAACATTTTTATCTAACAAATTATGATTATGATGATAAAATCCTATATACTCACCAATAAAACCTACCCAATTTGAAAATCTATTATCTTTTTTTATTTCTTTTGGAAAATAATTTTGAAAATCATTTTCAATACAATCTATAATTCCTTCAATAGAAGTTCTTACGCTATCAAATGGTAATGATGCTTCATTAAATAAACCTAACTCTTTAAGAGCAATTTTTGTGCCACACCAACCACCAATAGAAATGAAATTCATATACATATATATAGACTTATTGTTTATGTATGTATATCAATGTTTGTTTCTATTAGTTAGTAAAAATATATAAATATTTGGATATATGTATAATAACGAAATGGATAAAGATGAAATAATCAAACAATTACAAGACGAATTAGATGCTACAAAACAAGAGTTAAGTGCTACGAAAGAACATTTGAAAAAATATACTGCTCCTGAAAGGAATAAAAAATATTATGAAGCTAATAAGGAAGTGATTAAAGAAAGAAATTACAAACCGCCTGTAATCAGTCCCGAAAAAAGAAAAGAATACGCAAGACGGGCTTATTTGAAACAAAAAGAAAAACGGGCAAATGAAAATATTTAGGAATTTATATAATAATGCGTAATTATTATATAAAGAAATATCTTTAAGTAATATATAGAATGGGAAAACCAATCATTGGCGTTTATAAAATTTCGAATACGTTGTGTCCTGAGGGGAAGTATTATATTGGATATAGTTGTAATATAAGAAGACGTTGGAACAATCATAAGCGTGATTTAAAGAATGGAAAGCATATTAACATATATTTGCAAAATGTATATAATAAGTATGGTGCGGATTGTTTACAATATGAAATATTGCATGATTGCGAAACTAAAGAAGAAGCACAAGATTATGAAACATCTTATTTACAAGACTTGACTATACGAGATAAATTATATAACTTACTTTATGATAGTATTGGTGGTGATACTATTACACATCACCCTAATAGAGAACAAATTATAGAAAAAATTAAAGCTAAACGAAAACTACAAACTAATTATCGTAAAGATGCTGCTATTGTAATAGATGGGGTTAATTATAGTGGTATTACAGAAGCAGGAAAAATATTAAATATACCATCGAGAACTATAAATGATAGGATATATTCATCAAGTTCAAAATTTATTAATTATCATTTTTTAGATGAAAAAAAACAAAAAAAAGCAGAAGAGAAAGGGCGTATTAGAATAGAAAATAAAAAGAAAATAAATAAAGAATTTTCTACTGGAAGAGGAGTACCAATATTAATAGATAATATTTATTATTCAGCTTTTGCAGATGCAGCAAAAGTATTTAATCTTGATGCAAGCACGATATCAAAAAGAGTTAAATCAAAAAATAAATTATACAGTAATTATCAATATGCTACCATACCTGATGAATATGTAAAAACTAATTGTATTAGACAAATAGTAATAGATAATATTTATTATAAATCTCTTTCACACGCAGGTAGAGATTTAGGAATTAGTCATGTCAATATAAGAAATAGAATAAAATCACCTAATCCCAAATTTGCGAATTATTTTTATGCTGATAGTAAAGTGTTAGATGATGAAATTATGCCCTCATTGCCCCTTTTATCTGTGCGTGATGCTGATAATCATGAAGTTTAAAATCTTCAAGCACATATTCATTAATATTATCTCTTTTGTTTAATATTTCTAATGTAGGAAATGGATAAGGCTCACGTGATATTTGCTCTTGGCATTGCTGGATGTGGTCCGAATAGATATGACAATCGCCACCGTAATGTATAAATTCATAGGGTTCAAGACCACAAATATTAGCAATAATAATTGTTAAGACTGAATATGAAGCCAAATTAAAAGGAATTCCTAAAAATTCGTCATTTGCCCTCTGATATAGCAAACAACTAAGTTTATTATTATCTGTTACTATAAATTGAAATAATATATGACAAGGAGGTAATACACCCTGGTCTAGTTGTGCCGGATTCCAAGCACTTATCACATGGCGTCTGGAGTTTCTTGTTTCAGGATTTTTAAGGTCATCAATCACTTTTTGAAGTTGATTTATTCCTTGTCCGGTATAATCCGAGGTGCAGCCAGTATATGGTGCATTAAAATGAAACCATTGAAACGCATAGAGTGGACCCAAATCTCTACCTGGTGTATAATGTGATAATCCACGTGTTTCTAAAAACTCAGCGGTCGTATTTCCATCCCATATATGTACGTTTTGGTCTGTTAAAATTTTATTATCAGTTTGCCCTTTACAAAAGAATAGTAGTTCTTTAATACAAGTCTTCCACGCAGTTTTTTTGGTAGTTAATATTGGTATTTTACCATTCTCTAATGAGAAGTGCATAGCCGCACCTACGCCCCTAAGAGTTTTTCCATTACGTCCTTCTTCCAATTTTCCTTCATTTAGTAAGTCTTGAATCAAATTAAGATACTGGTATTCTTCGTGTTTAGGCTGTGACAAGTCACGATTCTTGTGCTTATTGATTTCAACAACATTCTTCAACATACTAATTAATGTATACTAAAATACCAGATTTATATTTATGTCTTTTTCCCAAAAACTATGTATGTCAAAAATTGAATAATTACATACTAACAAGTTACTAACATGACATAACGAACTATGGGACGTTTTTACGATGGCGATATTCAAGGCAAATTCTGGTTTGGTATTCAAGATAGCGGTGATATTGAAAATTTAATAAATGTAACTCCACAAGTATATTACTCTTGGAGAGTTTGTAACTGCGTAGCAGAGATAGATACAAGTGATTATTGTAATGATTGTCATGAAAGTAAGGACGAACATATTGAAGCCGCCATAGAAGATGACTATTATGAAGATGAATGTTTATATTATGAAGATAACTGTATAGGATATAGTTTAGATAAAGAAACCCATTATGAAGAATTAGTAAAGAACATGGAATTATTGAAAGAAGAAATACCTGAAGAAATTATCAATGAATTTGATAAGATAGAACAAAATGACAAAATATTAGACGCATTTACAAAAGTATTTGATAAAAGTCTCCCAATTGTAAATAAATTAAACGATGACCTTGTCTATTCAGATACAGAAAAAAAACGAATCGCTACATTAGTGGCAAGGTACACTATCGGATACCAGATTGAATACTGCTTACGAACAACGGATAGCTGTCAGGTGAATTGTGAATATTAATAGTTGAAATTATAATAAAGGTAAGTTATTATAATTTTTCCTGGTTATCGGATTCGAACCAATGACCTGACGATACCAGCTTTATATAAATAAAGATATACTTCTACAGTCGTCCGCTCTACCAACTGAGCTAAACCAGGGCACACCTACTTGTGTATATAACCTACACAAGTAATAGTATAAAGTATTTTTTATATTGTTTTCAATAAAAGTATAAAAATAAACTGACGTTACATCAATATCTTTTTCTATGTGAATTATATATCTATAATGGAAATAATCAACGACTCAGATTTATCAAAGAAGACTTTTTTATCTCATGTGTTTTCCACAACGGAGGAGGGACAAGCCGAATTATTGAACGTAATCCAATATTCATCAATGGGTGTGGTCCCAATCGTAATGTTGAATAAAATGGTTCAGCGTTTTATCCCAGAGGCGGACCCAGAGAAGTCAGCTTTAGAACTTTTAGCCGAAATCTTCATTCAATTGACAATCATGTTTTGCGGTGCTATCATTATTCACCGTGCTATCACATATTTCCCAACTTACAGTGGGTTTAAGTATGAGAACTTGACCTTAACAAACGTAATTTTGGCATTCTTAATTATTGTGTTAAGCATTCAGACAAAGTTGGGTCTTAAAGTAAATATTTTATTCGACCGCGTAGTTGAACTATGGAATGGTCCTTCCACCGAAGAGACCAAGCAGAATGTAAAACAAAACGTTCGTGTATCTCAACACACAATGCACGCCCCAAGTCAGGCAGATAATTTAGACAATAGCCAGATGCAAGGTGGAACTTTCCCCCCTGCCCCTGTAGCCACTGCCAGACCTGATATGGGTCAGCAACAAATGGCACCACAAGACATGGGTATGTCATTCGGTCCTATGGCAGCAAATGGTGCTTTGGGAGGTTCATTTGGAGCCGCTTTTTAAATCCGTATCTTTATGAGTAATACAATCGTTCATAAAGATAATTTACACATTACATCGACTGAAAAGAAAACGGGTTACCTTTCAAGTTGACGCAGTTGCCGTTTTCATTGCGTATTTTGCCAGGTTTGCATTGAATTCTACATCTATTTGTATTAGGATTAAGTTCTTTCCCAATCGGACATTTTTTAACGGTTTTGCGATTTTTATCACGAACACATTTAAAATCGGTATTGCGAATATATCCGCGTTTACATGTTTTCACACATCTTTTGGTAGAAGGCTTGTATTCTTTTCCTGGAGGACAAATACGTATAGGGTCGTTATTTATAGAAATAGTTTTCAAGTCTGATTTAGAAACGTTACTTGTATCTTTAACAATTAGATTGATGGTTTTCTCAAGGACAGATGGTATTTCAGCACCATCAACTAAACGGTGATTATCAAATCTCATATTATGTTTTTTTAACAGTCCCTGTTCGCTAAGTAGCTGTTCGTATTCATTCATTAACATATCAGTATCATAACGAGAATACAGATTGGGATGAACCATATTTTTGAATAAAAGAAATGACCGTTTTGCGAAATCAGGGTGTAATAAATGCTTTGATAGTTTTAACATATACATTAATGCGATTCCAGTGCCATAGCTATCAACTGTTGCAACTGATTTGTTTATAAATTTGTTATACTCCTGCTTATCAAGATTCATCGATAGGTTAAAAAACTGTTTAATCGTTTTACGGGTAATATTTTTATATTCAGCAGTCCCAGGTTTGAAGTCAGTAATACAATCGAAAAAATATCCCATTTGGTTTGATATTTCATTTGATACAGACGAAACGTCCTTTGATAGTTTCGATACCGTCCCATTTGCGTATCGATTATATGTTTTCTTATTCCATAGCACAATCTCAATAGGAAAAGACCAATGATGTTTTTGTGCCAGCCAGTAGTCGGAATCTTTACATTTATTAATAATGCTGTCTTTATCAGTCATAAATCCAAAATCAATCAAATTAATTCGATTCGACTCCGGATTATACACGATGTTTGGGTGTTTTAAGTCGTGATGAACGATACCATTTTTTTTTAACGCATTCAGACCGCGAAATAATCGGCTAACTTCTAACCAGAATAATTCTATTTTCTTAATGTTTTCAGGTGTCTTTTTCCATTTTTTTACTTCTCTCCCAAAGTCGTCCAAGTCTTTTCCTCCATACTTCATCAATAATAACTTATAGTTGTCAACCTGATTCGCCTCGAAACCTCTACATTGTGCTATAGCCATAAGGTTTGCTGCGTTCTTATCATCAATATTACAATCGTCCGGAATTCCTAAATAATATTCTTGTTTTTCATCAGCAAAATCTATAAGACTATATTCACCCAGCTCTTGATTAGCGTCTTTACGCGTCATAAGCTTAGATACAATTGTAGCATCATTACGGGACTTATCTTTACATTTCATTTGAGGTTTGTGTACGCAACCAAATGCACCTTGACCGATATAACCTTCGGGTTACCAATATTATCTTTCCCCATTTACATAATCTGGATATTATTATTTTGAGGTTAGTATTCAACCGAGTTTACTAAATCCATTTTTTGCATAGACGCGTTCAATGAGGTTTCCTTTTCAATGTTAGCAAATAAGTAGTCCGTTGTAGGTTTATGTTCCTTTTTCTTAATTTGTTTGTAAATAAGATTAATATTGTCACAAACTGACATAATAGTGGGTTTATCCGGCATAAGTTCAATATCATTGGGTATTTCTTCTGTTAATAATGCTACTGCGAAATACAGTAAATACCGCCTACGTTTATTGGTCCCGGTGGTATATTTAATACAAAAGAGAGTATGAAGGGAATTTAACAATGCTTCAATGTATTTATTACCAAGTTCGTAGCAATGGTAGAATAACACGTCCCATAGTATCCATACTACATTCGTTTGGTATTTCGATTCCACTGGATTATCTTCTCTCGGTTGACATAAACAAGGGTGTTTGTTGCTGTTACATACAATCGAAAATTCGATAAGCCATTCAATCCAATAACACGCATTAATTGTATCCTTTTTGTCTTTGGATAAATGGTATGAAAATTCATTAATCGGGATGAAAAGTTCATTTGGGTCTTTTTTCTTCAAGATGTTACTTGCGTATTCCATTGACGGTGCGTGCAATCTATCTGAGATTTGTGTCATATCAAATTCCTCTTTACGTTTGATTCGTATAGGTTCAAAACTATGTTTTCTATTAGATAAAGTAAGGGTAGCCACAATTTCAGCAAACATTTTTCTTATGGTAGGGTGATTTCGTAAATGGTGTGGACTGGATACACTTTCCTCATTAATAATGCTTTGAAACAACAAAAATCGTTTTTCAAGATAAATAATGATTTTAGGATTCCCTATATGTAAGTGTTTTCCAGCATAGTGGAGTATATTTTCCCAAACATCCATAAAATGACCGGCACATATTAGTTCACAGCACCAATAACACGCTGGCTCTATTTTGCCTTTAATCATATTTTCAATAAAATTATTTCTGACCTTTAATTTTTTATAGTTTGAGAACGATATACCGTTAAATTCATTTGAAAGTCGTGAATCATTAATATTAGTTCCATCCTCAACTCGCGGCAAATCATCATCATCGAACATTTATAGTTTTGTATTATGTGGATACAAAACTATACGAAAATAAACCCAAATAATAATTATTTCTTCCAAACAGAAACGAATACAGGGTCAGTGTTTAATCCATCAGACCAGTTAATTCCCGGACCATATCGTTCATTCTTAAGAAACATATCTTTCATGATAAATCCGGATTGAGTCATCGTCTTCTTAAAATAACATAAATCATCTTCCGTATTAAAATCATGCTCTATAATAAGCAAATTGATACCGTCTAAAATAGTAGGAAAATCCTTTAACATACCCACAAAATGACCTTCATTGTCAATGACTAATGTGTTAAATTTAAGCTTGTATTTTTGGAGAACATCATTGTATCCGATTGTATTTACTTCAACCGAACCAGGTATCTGAGTTGGATATGTTTGCCAATTCAATGAATATAATGGAACATTTGATATAGCCGAATTCTCAATAAAAAATCCAAAATTATTAGAATCTCGGTTTTGTTGTAATATAGATAACTCTTTTGTGGATGGTTCAACGACAACATGGTTCGTTTTGGTATTCAATATGCTGTTTATTATACAAGAATTTCTACCAATTGACCCTCCCAATTCTAATACAATGCTATCGGGAGTAATATGTTTTACTGCCATAAGTTGTTCGGGTATCTCCATATTAAGTTGTGATTTATCTGAGAAAGAAAGACCATTATGAATATCTATTAATTTTTGAATGTACTCATCCATAAGAAAATAATATATATATATTAACAGTCAATGAAATTGTTTAAGTGGTTTATTCGGTAATAAGTCTAGGTACAACATTAATAGTTTGTAATTCTTGTGACATAAGTTTATAGGCATAGGGAATTTCTACTTTTGAAAAGTCTGCGTGATTATCACACGTTTTACACATATGAACGCTGAAGTCTGAAGTATCATACATACGGCTTTTCTTTCCGTCATTAAATGCTGCTATCATTCCACATTTATTACAAATATGCGTACTATACTTGTCCGATACGTCATACATTCTCTCCCTGCAGAATCTAGAAATACCATGTGCTATCATAACATCTCTTTCCATTTCTCCTATACGGAACCCACCATCTCTGCTTCTACCTTCAGCTGGTTGTCGGGTTAGATTAACCATAGGACCAATAGAACGACTGTGTTGTTTATCGGTAACCATATGCTTTAATCTCTGGTAAAACACAGGTCCAATATAAATGCTAGTTTCTAGTTGTTCTCCAGTTAGACCATTGTATAACAGTTCGTTGCCATAACTTTCATAGCCGAGGTTTTGTAATTCCTTAGCTATTGTCGCAACATCCAGATTTCCAAAACTAGTTCCGTCGCCAAACATTCCAAGTTCTAGCAGTACTTTTCCTAGTAAAGTTTCTTTCAGCTGTCCGATAGTCATTCTGGACGGAATCGCATGTGGATTAATAATAATATCAGGGCGATGACCGTCTTTTGTAAAGGGCATATCACATTCTGGAATAATATTACCAACAGTACCCTTTTGTCCGTGTCTGGAACTAAATTTATCACCAAGTACAGGCTTTCTTAACGCGCGTACTCTAACTTTTGCGAAATTATATCCATCGCCATTGCGACCAGTATAATTTTTATCAATATAGGTTTCTTCCGTAGTCCTGAATGTTTTGCTTTGGTCTTCATACTTGATTGTTTTCATAGGGTCGTTTCGGTTTTCTTTAATCGGCACGGTTTTAGCGATAATAACGTCCCTATTTTCAACCAATTCATTTTCAGGAATAAATCCGTTCGCATTTAATTTGCTATAATTGCCGAACTTAATACCTTTGGTTTTGGTAGGGTCGGGTTGTCCGCGAATAATTTCGTCACGTATGATATTTTTGTCCTCATCTTTTTCTGTGTGGTAAATTGTAGCCAAGAACAATCCTCTATCAAGAGACCCCTTATTAATTAATACACTATCTTCTTGATTATATCCAGTATGAGTCATAATTGCTACATGAATTTGTGTTCCAGAGGGGATTTGATTCAGGTGGATAAAATTCATAAGACGCGTGTCTACTAATGGACGTGTAGGATAATTCAACACATAGGCGGTTTTATCCATACGCTGGTCGTAATTGGTAGCATATACGCCCATAGCCTGTTTTCCCATGGCACATTGGTAAGTATTTCTGGGAGCTTGGTTATGTTCCGGATATGGAACACATGACGCCAACACTCCAAATATAGTGCTGGGGTGAATTTCACAGTGAGTATATTGGAAATAGGCATTGATGTCTTGTAAGTAGCTGTTTTTACTCTTCATCGCAATCATAGAGAAGTTTTGCTCTTCGGGGTCAATGTACTCAATTACAGATTCATCCAGTTTACAATTCGTTAGCAGGTCATTCCAAGACAATTCTTTGGAAGATAGCTTATTAATAATGTCAGTAGTGATAATAGCACGGTTGTTTTTGACTCGCAGAACTGGGCGCGTGAGTCTACCACTATCATTACATATACGAATTTCCAGGGTATTGTAATTAAAGATGATCGAAGTATAAATATTAATGATACCTTTGTATTTCTTTTCTTTCATGTCGTTATACAACTCGATTGGGTTATGTGCGGTTCCAACCCAACAACCATTAATGAATACTTTGACTTTGCCATGCATATCTTTTGGATTGCTATTGTTGACCGATGTGATGTGTGGTTCTACATATTGATATAGTGCCGCGCTACTTGTAGGTATGGTAATATGTGCCATGTAACTAATATTTTTAACGACGCCAATCGACTGACCCTCTGGAGTTTCTGCCGGACATAGAAACCCCCAGGTGGTATTATGTAACTTTCTAGGTGCGATTAATTCGCCACTCTTTTCTAGGGGAGTATTGATTCTACGCAAATGACTTAAACTAGATACATAGGTAAGTCTGTTTAGAACTTGTGCTACTCCAACTTTGCTGCTATTTGACTGTTTAATGCTGAAATCTCCAGTAGATAAAGCACGGTTAATTCCATTTTCAATAGTAGTTGATTTCATAATTTTGTAGATGTTTGTAGTATTGACAATATTTTGGTAATCTTCCATGGAACGCCAAGAACCATTGTTAATTTCACGAACGATTTGTTTCTGCATTTCTTTTACTAGTTTGTTGAAGTAATTTCGGAAAAGATTGTTCAACAAAGTGCCAGTCAGTTCAATGCGTTTGTTTGTATATGAATCTCGGTCATCTTCTTTAAAAATGCCAAGACTGGTTTTAATGAGTTTTTGTGCCATATAGCCGAGCAGATATTTTTTCTGGTCTACGGTTTGGCAATGAGGAAATAAGTCTGTTTCTAGCACTTCTTTTGCGAATTCTTGTTTCTTACGTTGTCCGGTTTCCCGGTCCATATTTATAGGGGTGTATGCTGCGTATGTAGTAATATGTTCCATGGCTACTTCCTGTGACATGTATTTATTCCCATCAATCACGGAAGCTTGAATGAAACTAACAATTTCTTGTAAATTACTATCGTTAATATCAAGGCAAATATAATTACAAATTTCCTTGTCTGTAATAACTCCAAGAGCACGAAATACTGCGAATAGTTCAATTGGTTGTTTAATACGAGGAATCGTAATGTAGATACCGTTACCAAACCCATTGTTCTTACTCGCAATCATCATCTCAATCTGCTTAGGGGAGATACATTTAAAATCAGGAACAGATTTAATTTCGGCAACATAATTCCATTTTGTCGTATTCTTGCCGTCGAAACAATATATACGATTTTCTGCGGCTCTTTCTTGCCCTAGAACTGTTTTTTCTGAACCCTTAATAATGAAGTATCCTCCACAATCCATAGAGCATTCTCCCGATTGTTGATGACTAATATGTGGGTTTTGCGTCAGAACACAAATAGAGGACTTAAGCATAATCGGTAGCTTACCGATATTAATCTTAGGAATAATCTTTTCAACCGTCTTGGGTGTATCCATATTTTCTGTATTGCGTATCACATATTTGATATTAATATCAACAGTCATGGTTGACGCGTATGTAAAATTTCGCAACTTAGCTTCTTGAGGTAACATCGTTTTTGTCGCACCGTTGTTTTCGTGAATTTGAGGAGGATACAACTTAAAGTTTGTAAAGTTAATGAATACTTCGAGAAAATACTTGTCTTTACTTTCATTATAGTCATGCTCTGACCGAATCACAACTGGATTAAACATTTGGATTGTTTTTTGTATTTGAAAATTCACAAAATTATTGTATGATTCCAATTGATGTCTAACTAGACGCTCCAAATGTTTACCGTCAAAATAAGATTCAATGAGGTTATATGGTTCTTCCGTATAATCTCCAAGATGTTCTAACAATTTGACTTCGTCTGGGGTAATTGCTGCGATGACATCGTTGATTTTCTTATTTATTTTGTCATTTTCTGCCGCGATGATAGCTTGGATACTATCGCTTTCGCTTGAACTAGCATTTTTATGGGTGTCGTTGTCAACGACCATACCGAAGGGGTTTTGGGAAGATACTGCTGATTTTAAGTCGTACTTCATTTTTACTGAAATTACATTATAATACTCATATGTGTGTGTTTCAATTTTTTATTTTGTTCGACACAAATAATATAGATGTTACGATTTATATTGGGTAATGGCAAATACTAAATATACGAATTTTATTACCTTCTTGGATAATTATTCCAAAAACGAAAGCATTGTTACAGGTGAATATGAAGTACTCAGACAAACTATACGGTATAATTATTTAAATCTGAATATGCAAAATATACCAGCCATAGATTGCGATTATAAACCCATAACGCGCGATACTTACGTTAGTCCAATATTTTCAATGAAACCAGTGAACCATAGAGAACAAGACGGACCAAAACACGACATTTCAATTAATCAAGTTACTGCCAAAGTGAACGAAGAAACTATAGATATAGAAATAAACGCGATTGAGGATTTACTACATATCATTGACACATATGAGTACCAAGCAGATACAGAATATAATATTGATTTGGAATCTCTTCATAAGATTAAAGAAGAACTTATCATGTTAAATGAAATGGTAGGACTAACAGCACTGAAACAGTCCATATTGGACCAGTTGTTATATTTTATACAAGGACTCCATACGAGTGCGTCGGGTGGAGATTATAAACACACCGTTATTTATGGACCTCCCGGAACAGGTAAAACCGAAATCGCGAAAATAATAGGAAAAATGTATTCAAAGATGGGGTTTTTAAACAACAATACCTTTAAAAAAATAACACGTAATGATTTGATTGCAGGGTATTTAGGTCAAACTGCTATCAAAACGAAGAAAATAATAGAAGAAAGTCTAGGTGGCGTTTTATTTATTGACGAAGCATATTCATTGGCAAATAATGACAGTAACGATTCGTTTTCAAAAGAATGCTTAGATGTATTATGTGAGTCTCTTAGTGACTATAAAGATGATTTAATGGTAATTATAGCAGGATATGAAGACGAATTGAATAATACATTTTTCAAAGCAAATCAAGGATTAAAATCACGTTTTATATGGCGGTTTACAATAGATACGTATACACCAAAAGAATTAATGCATATATTTGAACGAAAAATAAACTCGCAGGATTGGAAAATGATAGATGACGACATTTTAAATGAGAAATGGTTTCACGCAAATAAAGACCATTTGACCAGTTACGGAAGGGATATAGAACTTTTAATAACGTATGTAAAAATATGTCATGGACGACGTATATATGGTAAATCTAAGAACATAAAGAGACAAATAACCAAAGACGATTTAAATTCGGGACTGAAAATGTTATTGTCTAACAAAGAGCATAAAAAACAAATATTTATATCGTCATTATACGTATAAAAAGTATGTTTAGGGAATTAGAATATTAGTTATGACTTGATATTTCTTTTCGTAACAATAATTATACGACAAGAAATAATAGATAGATGAGTGATAATAAAATACTATCAATCAACATGAATGAGTTCACATATTCGAATAATAATAATAAGACAAGAAAATCCCAATCAAAGAAGCCCCCCCAAGAAAAAATACGGGTAAAATCGGTAGCTAATCGAAAACAACAAACCTTGCGAAAACAATCGTTATTGAATATGATAAGAAAACAACAAGAAGAGCGATATAAACGATTACATAATAATAATACTACACTTCAATCCACTACACAAACACCGACACCTTCTATACAAAATACAAATAGAGACAATATCGATAAATTTAATAGAAACTTTGATACTTCGTCGCGGGATTATTTGGATAGATTAATAAAGAAACATGAAACCAATGTTCCCAAAAATACAACCTTGCGGAGATACCCAACCGACAATATTCATCAATCGCAACCTAACGTTCAACAACCAAGAAACGACATAGTGGAAGTAGTATCGACACCAAAGTACGGATGCTTAAAAAATGGTAATCTACCGACATATCGAAATTATTTGAATAAAACACAAACGAACCGCCCAACTCTCCACATTGGCGGTAGTTCTCCCTTGGTTTCTAATATACCACCTACTATTCCAAATAGCACATCAACGCAATCACAACCCGTTTCATCTAGCGTGTATGAAAACAACCATACTACAACTAATACAACTAATACGAATAGTATAATCGAGAACAGAATTAATGATGGTATGAAAAAAATGAGTGAATTGAAACAGAGAAATGATATATTAAGTCGGATGGCGAATAATAACAAACCTAAAAAACTCAGGCGGAAAAAAACGCTGCGACGAACCTACAAGGTTGGACGGTCTACAGTTGCACCCAAAGTATCAGTATTGGTTTCAAATAAAACTCTAAGAAACCGAGTTTCGACAAAGAAACAACTATTAAAACAAACCCCTATACAAGACGTGAAAAAATACCTGATTAAACATGGTATAATTCGTGTAGGGTCAATAACACCCAATGATGTTTTACGACAAATGTATGAAAGTATGTCCTTAGTCTGCGGGGAAATACATAACCATAATCCAGATACCTTATTATATAACTACATCAATAGTAATGAATAAGGTGGTAGTAATATAATACGCATAATATTACCATAATAATAATTCCTGTAAATTGTGTATACAATACGCACTTTTTATATGAAACAGACACCATATATGGTCGTTTTACTAGCGGCTGATGATAATATTCTTCATGTTCTTTAATCAAATCCGGTGACGGGGATAATCGTTTGTTGTATATTGGTATATTATCATCAGAGTATTTCCGTATAAAGATATCATTGTCGTCAATATCTAAAAAGTTCTCGTAGTCGTATTCGTCGTTCTCCATTTTGTTATCTTGATACTTTTGTAGTAATGTACTCGTTGAAATCAATTTTACATTTGTAAAAACTGTACTTATATTTATATGATTGTATTTACATTACCATACTTGGTATCAAAAATCATACAAATAAAAATATTTAGGATGATATAATGTACGTAAATTGTATAATATGTCGATAGAACAGCCAACAATAACTCGAGACCAACAAAATGAAATTACAGAATATATAAATGCATATAGGGCTCGTCATGGTTCTCCTCCGATGAAATGGGACGATACCATTGCACTTTTTTCACAGGAATATTCGTATTATCTTGTGAGTAATAATCTATTTCAACACAGTAACGATAAAAGGTATGGGGAGAACTTGGCTTATTTTCAAGGTCAAGGTAATAATATGATGGAATTAATAAAGAAGAGCATAGACTTGTGGTATGACGAGATAAAATTGTATAATTTTAATAATCCAGGGTATTCTCCTGGAACCGGACATTTTACATGTTTAGTTTGGAAATCGAGCACTACATATGGTATGGGGTATTCATATAATCCACAAACGCGCATTGCCGATGTCACACAGAATACAGCACCTCCCGGAAATATGATAGGACAGTTCCAAGAAAATGTACTACCTCCCATTACATCACTACCAGAACCGGAACCACAGCCAGAACCAGAACCGGAACCTCAGCCAGAACCAGAACCAGAACCGGAACCACAGCCAGAACCGGAACCTCAACCAGAACCAGAACCGGAACCTCAGCCAGAGCCAGAACCAGAACCAGAACCGGAACCAGAACCGGAATACCCAGAAAATACATATATGGAGACTATATTCAAAATAAAAGAAATATTATACGGATTGTATATGCTTTCAAACGATATTCGATTGAGACGTAGTCCAGGTATACTAATCGAAATGGTAGAACAAATAGCTCTGAAAATGGCAACATTGGATAGGTCTATAGTGTCTACTTTGGATTATCTATTAAATCGTATGTATTTTCTACGATATGCTATTCGACGACGAAGACGTAGGTACGTACTACTAAACGTCATACGCGATGTAATCATGATGCTTTACAATTATGTAGAATAAATAGTAAAAAATAAATATTAAAAAAATAAATATAAACATAACCCATGAGAACATCGTAGTAAGTATGAAGGCAGAATCAACAAGTAATGTTAGTATATATACCGAATATTTCACATTAACCGACAAGTATCGTCAAGAGTATGGTAAGAAAATGGTCGTATTATTGCAAGTTGGAGCTTTTTTTGAAATATATGGTATTAAAACTGGCGACAATGAAATTAATGGGAGTAATATATCTGAAGTAGCTGAACTATGTCAATTGAATATTTCAGAGAAAAAAATAACATATAATAACGGCAACGTTTTAATGGCTGGATTTCGCGATTATACGGTAGATAAATATATATCTCGTCTAACTGAATATGGGTATACGATTCCAGTCTACATTCAGGAGAAAGAGGGAAAAGTAGTAACTCGTGTGTTAGATAAGGTATATTCACCGGGTACGTTAATTTCTTGTGAAACAGATAGTTCTCCAATCATGACTAACAATATAATGTGTATCTGGATGGAAACATATAAACCCGTAAAACGAAAGGGTAAAACCGCAACTAATATACGTGATACCATTGTTTATGGTATCTCAGTCATTAATATTTTTACAGGAAAATCGTATATTTTTCAATATGAAACAACCTTTTATATGAATACAACAACCTTTGATGAATTAGAAAGATACATCTCAGTTTACTCACCAAGTGAAATTATTATGATAACCCCTTTTGAGGATGAAGATTTAAATAAAATAATTCAATATTCGGGTATTAATTCTAGTAGCATTCATCGTGTATGTAATGGTGAAAACATGAACTTAAAGGTATCACGGTGTAGCGAACAGAGATATATTAAACAACTGTTGAGTACGTTTTTTAAGGAAGATACGTATGACTTATGTATTGAATTTCAAACAGATACGATAGCAACACAATCATTTTGTTATTTACTAGACTTTATCCAAGAACACAATAGTGAATTGGTGAGAAAGATATCTATACCTGAATTTAATAATACCTCTGACAGAATGGTTTTGGCGAACCATACATTAAAGCAGTTAAATATAATTGACGATAATATTATGGAAAGTAAGCAGTATGGAAAACTATCTTCAGTGTTAACATTATTGAATAAATGTTGTACCCCTATGGGTAAGCGTAAATTCCAATATAACTTGACTAATCCAGTATTTGATAGTGAATGGTTGAATATGGAGTATATGATGACCGAACTTCTTTTAATGGAAGATAATTATGCATTGGTAGAACATTTTCGTGGACGACTGAAACAAATTCATGATATGGAAAAAATGTGTCGTCAATTAATAGTAAAAAAGATATACCCTTCTTCCATTTATAAACTATATTACGGAATTATAACAATACAACAATTAAATATATGTCTATGGGAGTTGCCTGATATGTGTCATTATTTGACGAAAGATATTGTGGGTCTTCATTCGGGAATAGAACCAAACCTATATATAGAACAAGAAACACAAGCAGTTACTCAATTTTTAAAAACTCACTTTGTATTAGACGAATGCAAAAATATATCATCTATGACTACTTTTCCACAAAATATTATTCAGCCGGGCATTTCAAGTGAATTGGATGAACTAATTGAAACCTATAATAAATCACAACAGGATTTCACTGACATTTTAAACTATTTGAATATGATTATGAAGAAATATGAAAAAAATAGCGATACCGATTATATAAGAATCCACGAAACTGAAAAAAGCGGAACGTTCTTACAGATAACTAATAAACGCTCTCAATTATTGAAAACTCATATGGAAACATACGAGAAGGAAAACAATAATAATATTAATAAAATTGTCGTCAAATCGAGTCAAATTTGTTTCTCAAAGGCATCTTCAAGTAATATGAATATCGAGTTCTCTAAGTTGACAGCTATAATCCGGTGTATTTTTGATACAAAGGAAAAGATTAATACTACTATTTCTAAAGTGTATTTACAGACAATCACTTCATTTTCTTACGAACATTTCGAACAGTTAGAATGTTTATCCGGATATATTTCGAAATTAGACGTCATCATATGTAAAGCATTTGTAGCAAGAACGTATAATTATTGTAAACCGGAAATCAATGATAAAGCAGAAAAATCTTACGTAACCGCGATGGATTTACGTCATTGTTTAATAGAGCATATACAACAAAATGAACTATATGTTACGAATGATATTAGCATAGGTAATATGAAACATGAAAATAAGAAAGAACGTAAAGATGGAATATTATTATATGGCACGAACGCAGTAGGTAAAACCAGTTTAATACGCGCTCTTGGAATCTCCGTTATTATGGCTCAGTCGGGTATATATGTTCCATGTAGTTCATTTAAGTATAAGCCATATACCGCAATATTTTCGCGTATTTTGGGTAACGACAATATTTTCAAAGGGCTATCTACATTTGCGGTTGAGATGTCTGAACTGCGGGTAATAATGAAAATGGCAGATAAAGACAGTCTAGTTTTAGGAGATGAATTATGCTCTGGTACCGAAATGGAATCAGCTTTGAGTATATTTGTAGCTGGACTCAATAAATTACATAAAAACAAGTCTTCTTTTATTTTTGCTACTCATTTTCATGAAATAGTAGACTTTGAAGAAATTCGTGCTTTAACTAATTTACATTCATATCATATGTCAGTCACGTTTGACAGAGAAGCGGACCAGCTAATATATGACCGTACATTACGTGAAGGTTCGGGACCTAGAACATATGGACTTGAGGTATGTAAATCATTATATTTGGAAGAAGAATTTATGGAAGAAGCTTACAAAATAAGAAACAAATATTATCCAAATACTCGCGGCGAATTGTCCAATGATAAAACTAGATACAATAGTAAAAAAATACGCGGTAAATGCGAAATGTGTAACGAAAAACTGGGTGACGAAATTCATCATATAAATCACCAGAAAGATGCAGATAAGAATGGGTTTATTGGAAGTTTTCATAAAAACCATCCTGCAAATTTAATGTCAGTTTGTGAAAAATGTCACGATACTATCCATAATTATGATAATGATCTTTCCATTGACGATATGTTCGACAATACAATGCTTGTTCGTAGAAAAACAACAGATGGGTATATGTTAAAAGAAGTAAAGACAAAAAAAAACATATTAAAAGGTGGGAGCGTGTAAAAACATAACTTACTTGTATAATATAAAAATATGTGTTATATTATATCAATGATATTACATTATGTAATACCCATTTTACTCTTATTATATAAATCAATTGAAATAGAGGCGGATTATAACAGAAGAAAATTACTAACATCAACACATTTTACAACCGATTCAGAGAACATTGTAACAACGTCAGCTGATGATGTTAGGTCAGTATTTGCTATAGATATGGATGGTGATGGAGATATGGATATATTAATTGGTTCGAATCGCGATGACACTGTTTCTTGGTGGGAAAACAATGGTTCAGAGAGTTTTACAGAACATGTAATTACCAGTAATGCGGACCAAGTAAGGTCGGTATTTGCTATAGATATAGATGATGACGGAGATATAGATGTATTGGTAGCGTCTAATCGTGATGACACTGTTTCTTGGTGGGAAAACAATGGTTCAGAGAGTTTTACAGAACATGTAATTACCAGTAATGCGGATCAAGCTCGGTCAGTATTTGCAACAGACATAGATGATGACGGAGATATAGATGTATTAGTAGCGTCTAATCGCGATGACACTGTTTCTTGGTGGGAAAACAATGGTTCAGAGAGTTTTACAGAACATGTAATTACAAGTAGTGCTGCTGGTGTTCGGTTTGTATCAGCAGAAGATATAGATGGGGATGGAGATATGGATATATTAACTGCCGCTTACCTAGATGATACTTTTTCATGGTGGGAGAACAATGGTTCAGAGAGTTTTACCGAGCATGTACTTTCGAGTACAGCTGATGGTGCTACAAAAATAATCGCGATAGATATGGATGGTGATGGAGACATGGATATAGTAACTGCGTCTAAACTTGATAACACTGTTTCTTGGTGGGAGAACAATGGTTCAGAGAGTTTTACCGAGCATGTAATTACCAGTAGTGCTGGGGGCGTATCAGATATAATAGCTATAGATATGGATAATGATGGTGATATTGATATTATTTCATCTACATTTACTGATAATACTGTTTCTTGGTGGGAAAACAATGGTTCGGAGAGTTTTACAGAATACACAATTACAACAATCGATACTGGAGTATCTACTATATTTGCTATAGATGTAGATGGAGATAACAATATAGATGTTATATCAGGGGCTTCTACTATTGATACTGTAACCTGGTGGAGACACCTACCACCTCCTACCGGACAACCTACCGGACAACCTACCGGACAACCAAGTGGGGTTCCTTCGGGGCAGCCTACCGGACAACCAAGTGGGATTCCTTCGGGGCAGCCTACCGGACAACCAAGTGGGATTCCTTCGGGGCAACCTACCGGACAACCTAGTAGTATTCCGTCAGGGCAGCCTACGGGACAACCAAGCGGGATTCCTACCGGACAACCAAGCAGTATTCCTTCAGGGCAACCTACCGGACAACCTAGCAGTATTCCTTCAGGGCAACCTACCGGACAACCTAGCAGTATTCCGTCAGGGCAACCTACAGGACAACCCAGCAGTATTCCTTCAGGACAACCTACCGGACAACCAAGCTCACTTCCTACCGGGCAGCCTACCGGACAACCTAGCAGTATTCCGTCAGGGCAGCCTACAGGACAACCTAGCAGTATTCCTTCAGGGCAACCTACCGGACAACCTAGCAGTATTCCGTCAGGGCAACCTACAGGACAACCGAGCAGTATTCCTTCAGGACAACCTACCGGACAACCAAGCAGTATTCCTTCAGGACAACCTACCGGACAACCAAGCTCACTTCCTACCGGGCAGCCTACCGGACAACCTAGCAGTATTCCTTCAGGGCAACCTACCGGACAACCTAGCAGTATTCCGTCAGGGCAGCCTACAGGACAACCAAGTGGGATTCCTACCGGACAACCAAGCAGTATTCCTTCAGGGCAACCTACCGGTCAACCCAGCAGTATTCCTTCAGGACAGCCTACCGGACAACCAAGCAGTATTCCTTCAGGGCAACCTACAGGTCAACCCAGCAGTATTCCTTCAGGACAGCCTACCGGACAACCAAGCAGTATTCCTTCAGGACAACCTACCGGACAACCCAGCTCACTTCCTACCGGGCAGCCTACCGGTCAACCCAGCAGTATTCCTTCAGGGCAACCTACCGGTCAACCCAGCTCTCTTCCTACCGGGCAGCCTACCG